TACACGTGGTTACGGAAAAGCTAGATAATGAATTGTAAAAATTGTGGTCATGGCTGTCATTGCAGCGATGGTAGTTCTTGTCAATCATGTGATTGCAAAAACTGTGAACATGATGTAAGTTAACCCCTTTAAAAAGGAGGTCATATGAACCTATTAAAAGATTTATGGGCACACGTTAAAGAGTGGTCGGATTGGAAAATGAAGGATTGGATCAAGGCGGGTATTGTAGCTGTCGTTGTTGTAATCGTTATTTCTAGCATGACAGGTGGAGCTGCATAATGTTAAATCTCATCGGTGGATTACTAGGAGGTAAAGGCGGAGCCTTAAAACAAATTACTAATGTAATCGATGAACTTCATACCTCAGAAGAAGAGAAATTAGATAAAAAGATTTTAATGCAACGCATTCAACAAAAACTCGCTGAGAAACAGTTGGATGTCAATGCAAAAGAGGCAGGTCACCGCTCCGTATTCGTGAGCGGTTGGCGCCCTGCTATAGGATGGGTCGGAGCCTTTGCTTTAATGTTTGAGTTCATTTTATCCCCTTGCATAGAATGGTACGCAAAATTTTCTGGTATGGCTATTTCAGCTCCTGAAATTCAGACTGGGCCCTTACTAGCAATTGTCACTTCAATGCTCGGAGTCGCGGGCATGAGAAGTTTCGAAAAAGCCAAGGGATTAACTAAATAGGAGATAGCCATGGCTAATACTAAAAGAATGAATAGACTTGAAGAGCTTGGTCGAGTAGATTCAGAAAAAGCTTACACTAAAAAAGGTAAGAAAAATTTAAAAGCAGAGAAAAAAAGAATTGTAGGAGAATTGAAAAAAAACCGTGGTGGTAGCATGGGCGGAGGAATGAATCCAATGGGTTATTCTAAAGATCCAACTGTTGAAAGCATCGTTGGTTATAATCCTAATAGAATGAAAAAAGGAGGCGCTACAAAACGTAAACCGATTAAAAGACGTGGTGGCGGAATAGCTAAACGTGGAATGGGGATTGCAAAATGAGTGATAAAAAGGAATTAATAGATAGACTTGACGATCTTAGAGAAAAATTAAAAAAAGGAAATTTGGGCGAAGCAGGAATAGCAGGAATGATTGCTAGTGCTCAAAGATTTTTTGATAACATGGACCCTGACGATAAAAAAACGTTAAGAAATAAATTTAACAGTAATATGAGTCGTTTTAGAAAAAGAAGAAAAGCTTTAGGAGATGCTAAACCTGGAGCTGTCCCTAGGGTAAAAAGAAAAAAAGATGGACCTGATCTTACAAATAGAGCTTCTGGCGGTGTAATTAGACGTAGAGGTGGTGGAATTGCTAAACGTGGGTTTGGAATAGCGAAGTAATGGCAATACCTAAAGGACCAGGAATGGGCGTTAGGCAACGTATAGCTAATGCGGCAAACTTAGGAAGAAATATTGCAAGAAAACCTATTGGTGATCCAACTGGTCAAGGCTTAAAAGGTAAAACTTTAACAGGTGGTACTATGCAAATAAAAAGAAACGTTGGAACTAAAGTTCCTGAAACAAGAAGAAAAGGTGGAATGGTAAAAAGTTCTGCTCAAACTTCTGTTATTAAAGGAGCCCAAGCACCAGGATCAAGAGAAGGATCTACTATTGGTGGACCAAAAGCAAAAGGTTCTAGAGAAGGATCTGTTATTAAAGCTAAAGATGGTAAATGGATTCAAAAAGCAATTAAGAAACCAGGTGCACTTCGTAAATCTTTAGGTGTAAAAAAAGGAAAAGATATTCCTGCAAAAAAACTTAATACCGCAGCGAAGAAAAAAGGTAAACTGGGACAAAGAGCAAGATTAGCAAAAACTCTTAAAGGTTTTAAATAAAAAGTGCCATTTAGATCTAAAAAACAACGAGCATATCTTTATGCTAATAAGCCAGAAATGGCAAAAAAATGGGCTTCAGAACATGGAAATAAGATTGTAAAAAAGGATTCAGGAGGGTATATAGAGGTTTATCCGAGAGGATTTAGTAGAATGCTCCCGAGTAAAAGACAGAAAACTAAAATATTTATATAAGGAGAAAGAATGTCTGAAGTTTTAAAAAAAAGAATACGTGACCACGAAGGATTTCGTGATACCCCCTACCTTGACTCGCTAGGTAAGGCTACGATAGGGTTCGGGCACCTCATTACTGATGAAGATGAATTTGAAAATGGAAAACAATATAGCAAAAATGAATTATTAAAATTATTTGATAAAGATTTTGCAAAAGCAGAAATGGGCGCTGATCAATTAGTTGGTCATATTCAAGAATTACATATTGAAGCTAAAAATATAGTAACGGAAATGGTTTTTCAGCTTGGAACTCAGGGGGTCAGAAATTTTAAAAATATGCTTTCTGCCCTTGAAGCACGCGATTATCAAAAGGCAAGTATGGAAATGTTGGATTCCCGTTGGCATGCACAGACAACCAATCGTTGCGAAAGTTTGTCAAAAATTATGGCTCAATGCGCTTAGAGAATTTTTTTACATATTACAAAAAACAATTAATCTCTAGACAAGACCAAGTAAAACAAGCTATATTACAAGGTGTAAAAGATTGGGAGGAATATAGGTATTTAACAGGTAAGTTACATGCCTTAGAACAAGAAGTACAGGAACTCACGGACCTGCTAAAGAAAACGGAGCTAGAAGATGAATAAACCTAAACTAATTGTCCCAAAACACGTATGGGATACTAAAACCCCTGAAAAAGCAAAAAAAGAATTAGAAAAAGTACCGCAACCTACTGGGTTTAGAATGGTATTATATCCTCTAAAACTAGAAAGCAAAACTTCAGGAGGATTACATCTTACTGACGACACAGTAGAACAATCTCAAATTGCTACAAATGTTTGTAAAGTTTTAAGAATGGGACCGAGTTGTTATAAAGATAAAGAAAGATTTCCTGATGGACCTTGGTGTAAAGAAGGTAATTGGGTTCTTATTACTAGATATGCAGGATCTCGTATTAAGATAGACGGTGGTGAACTTAGAATAGTTAACGATGACGAAATACTGGCTGTTATCGATGACCCGAGAGATATTTTGCCAGCTAACATTTTATAACATGGAGGTACCATGCCAGAAGCAATAACACCATCTTCAGAAAAACTCGTACCTATTGATACGTCGGGTAATGCTGTAGATGTAACATTAAAAGAAGATAAAAAAGATGATGTAGTAGCAACAACAGAAGGAGAAGCTCCAGTTGTTGAAGTTAAAGAAGAAAAAGAAGTTACTCAAGTAGTAGAAGAAAAACCACAAGTTGAGGTAACTGAAACAAAAGAAGAAGAACTTGAAGAGTATAGTGCAGGCGTAAAAAAACGTATTGATAAACTTACACGTAAAATGCGTGAAGCTGAAAGACGTGAACAAGCTGCTGTAGATTATGCAAAACAAGTAAAAGACGAAAACGATAAAATTAGATCTTCTAACATTGTACAAAATGATTCAATGTTAGTGGAAAGAGAAAAAGCTCTTGCTAATCAAAAAGAATTTGCAAAAAGAGCAATGGAAGCTGCTGTGCATGCTAAAGACGTTGAAAAACAAGTTGCTGCTCAACAAGAAATTGCTCGTTTAACTATAGAAGATGAAAGGTTAAAAGTATCAAAAGCTAAAGCTCTTCAAAGGAAAGCTGAAATTGAAAAAGCACCCGTAGAGGATATTAATCAAGCTATTGATAAACAACCTCAGACTCAACAGTCTCAACAACAAGCTGATCCAAAAGCTGTTGCGTGGGCCGAGAAAAATGAATGGTTTGGCAATGACAATGCTATGACTTATACAGCTTATGATATTCATACTCAGTTAATGAAAGAGGGTATTGACGCAAGAGACGATGAATATTATACTGAGATAGATAAACGTATACGAAAAGAGTTTCCCCATAAATTTAACGATGGAGGGGAGGTAAGTCGACCGAAGCAAAAAGTTGCATCGGTTGTACGAAAATCGTCCACTGGACGCCGCACTGTGAGACTCACACCTTCACAAGTTGCTATCGCAAAAAAACTTGGTGTGCCCTTGGAAGAATACGCAAAACACGTGAAGGAGGCGTAAATGAATACTGAAACACAAAAAGTTGAAAAACTTAAAAAGACCTCACGCAAAGCTGAAACCCGTGAAAAGGTTGCTCGTAAAAGAGGATGGGTTCCTCCATCAAACTTAGAGGCACCAGAACCACCTGAAGGATTTCACCACAGATGGGTTCGAGCAGAATTTAGAGGCGAACAAGATGAAAAAAACATCATGGGCCGTCTTCGTTCTGGTTACGAATTTGTCATGTTAAGTGAGTATCCTGATCGATTAGACTTACCGTCTATCGCTGAAGGTAAATATAAAGGTGTTATAGGAGTTGGTGGGTTATTATTAATGAGATGTCCGATCGAGGTCAAAGAAGATAGAGACGCTTACTTCAGGCGCTTAACCGATGATCAGATGGCTTCAGTAGATAATGATCTAATGAAAAACGAGCATCCAAGCATGCCGATCTCAAAAGAGAGGCAAAGCAGAGTAACCTTTGGTGGAAAAAAAGACTAATTAGTAGGATTTTTGACCTCCAAAACTATTAAAGGATGACAATATGGCAAATATTGATAGCGCATTTGGTTTAATTCCAATTGCAAAAGTTGGTCAAAATCCAAATAATGGTGGTTTAACTCAATACTCAATCGGTGACAATCAAAGCACAGCTATTTTTACAGGGGACCCCGTTACATACAAAAACGATGGAACTGTTGAAGTAGGCACTGCTAGCACTGCATTTTGTGGCGTGTTTAGAGGATGTTTTTATACTGATCCCTCTACAAGTAAACCAACATGGAGACCTTACTTTCCTGCAAGCACATCACCTGGTGATGCTGTAGGATTCATAGTAGATGACCCACAACAATCATTTATAGCTCAACAAGACTCTGATTCAGTTAATCTTGTTGCAGCAAATTTAAACGAAAACTGTAATCTAGTTTTCGGAGCTGGTAATACCGTTACGGGTGTTTCTGGTGTTGAAATAGATTCAAGCAGCAAGAATACTACTGCTACTCATCAAGTGAGATTAATTAGTTTTTGGGATGTCCCAAGCAACGATAAAACTGCTAATAACAGTGTTTTCGTAGTTAAAATTAATAATCACCAACTTATGGGTGGTACTGGTACTCAAGGCGTATAGGAATAGGAGAATAGAAAATGGCAATTAATAGAGCCCAGCTCGCCAAAGAGCTAGAACCTGGACTAAACGCATTGTTTGGACTAGAGTACAAAAGATACGAAAATGAGTCTGCTGAAATTTTCAGTCAAGAATCTTCTGACAGAGCTTTTGAAGAAGAAGTAATGTTAGTAGGTTTTGGTGAAGCAGCGGTAAAACCAGAAGGGTCTGCAGTAGCATTTGATACTGCAAAAGAATCTTTCACTGCAAGATACGTTCACGATACAATCGCATTAGCGTTTGCGTTAACGGAAGAAGCAGTAGAGGATAACCTTTATGACACTTTATCTGCTCGTTACACTAAAGCTTTAGCAAGATCTATGGCTTACACTAAACAAGTAAGAGGAGCGAATGTGTTAAACAATGCATTCTCAACTACTGGTGGTGATGGTGTTACATTAGCTAGCACAGCACACCCAACTACTTTTGGTGGCACTTTCTCAAACAGAAGTGCAACAGATGCAGATTTAAACGAAACCTCATTAGAACAAGCGATGATTGATATTGCTGGTTTTATCGACGAAAGAGGACTAAAAATTGCAATGAACGGAAGAAAAATGATTCTTCCAGTAAACATTCAATTTGTAGCTGATAGAATTTTAAATTCTACTCTTAGAGTTGGTACTGCTGACAACGACATTAACGCTCTCAGAAACATGGGTATGTTACCAGAAGGTTATGTAGTAAATCACTACTTAACTGATACGGATGCATATTTCATTAAAACTGATTGTCCTAATGGATTCAAACACTTTGTTAGAGCACCTCTGGCTACAGGCATGGAAGGTGACTTTGATACAGGAAATATGAGATACAAAGCTCGTGAGAGATATAGCTTTGGTTACTCTGATCCTCGTTGTGTTTACGCATCTCAAGGTTCATAAAAAATCACTGGATCCTCCCAGATAGAAGAAGGCGGTTGCAAGACCGCCTTTTTTGTTTTATAAATTATTTTAATGTTAATGTTGGTAAACAGTCATAAGGACTGTTTACTGGTCATATTTTAAAAGGAGACTGACATGACAACACATTTTAATAATGGCGTTACTAACGTAGTTAAAGATAAAAGCCCGTTAAAGAACGCAATGATGCCTGATCCATTTCCCGTTACCAACACGCAAGGTGCAGGATATGATTTTTTAGGTCAAACGTCGTACATGGATGATTTTTACTCATTCATTACAAGAACCAATACAAGTAATAATGGAAGAGGCTCACCAGGATGGTATGTAAGCCAAACTGCTAGTACTCAAACATGTGCACCAATAGCAGATGCTCATGGTGGATGGTTACAATTAGATGAAGTAAATGCAACTGATGATGCTTATAACCAAATTAATAGTTTTACTGCTTATCAATTAAGCACAAAAATGAATTTTGGTTTTGAAGCAAGAGTAGCAGTTGAAGATGTTTCAACAACAGAAATGGTTATTGGCCTAGTTGATACAGATACAACTTCTCAAGTAGTAAATATTACTGATGGAGTATATTTCTCTAACTTTGCTGATCCTACTTCAATTACTGCTGGAACTGGTTGGTATTTACACGCTGAAAAAAATGGAACAGTAACTTCAAGTGATGCATTAGTTGATCCTTATACTGGTGATACTTTTGTAATTGAAGATGGTGCTTTGCAAACAGCGAGTGCAACTCAATTAGCAACTCCAAGTAATTCATTTATTTGTGGATTTAATATTATTCCTCAAGGATCAAATGGTAATGTTAATACTGCTGTAATTCAAGCATATTTAGGTCCTGTTGGAAAACAACCTAAAGCTGTTGCATCAATTGCAACTACTAATTTACCTGATGATTTGGCAATGGGAATTATTGCTGGAACTAAAAACAACACAACAACCGCATCTATTATGTGGGTTGATTATGTTAAAGTGATTAGTTCTAGAAGCTTTGGTAGTTCAACTACTAAGTAATAACAATTAACCGAGGTAGGGTGTAAAAGCCCTACCTTTTTATAGGAGATAAAAACATGAGTATTCAAGGACCAATAAGTTCGTTCTCTGTTACTGCTGCAGGTTCTAATCAAAGTATATACGCTGGTCCTGCTAGGATTTTAGGTGTTTATTATATGAATGACGCCGCTACGGGAACGATTGTATTATATGATGATGCAACAGAAGTATTTAAAATACAAATACCAGATGGTGCTACCACAGAAAATTCAAATTATATTGAATTTCCAGGTGATGGAATTAGAGTTGATACAAGTTTAAAATATACATTAACGTTAGTAAAATACGCAACGATTTTTTACCAAAAAGGTTAGTTTTAATGAGACTACTCTTTGTGGTATTAAGCTTTATTTTAGTATTTGGTGCAATAACCAGTGCTAAAGGAGCCGATACCAACACCGTAAGTTCTACGGTTGTAACGGATAAAAGTGTACCTACCGCAAATTCACCTAGTGTTGTTGTAAACAACTCTGACGTTTGTAAAACAGCGGCGGCGGGTGCGGTGCAAACCCAGATTCTCGGAATTAGTAGCGGAATTACGATAACAGATGAAAACTGTGAAAGAATAAAATTATCACGCTCACTCTACTCGATGGGCATGAAAGTTGCTGCGGTATCTACACTGTGCGCTGATCCGCGGGTGTGGGATAGTATGCAAATGGCAGGGACCAGTTGTCCTTACATGGGGGCTATTGGTGATGAGGCTACTCAAGGATGGAAAGACAACCCTGATATGATTCCCGAGGGTAGTGTAATAGCTGCTAAATGGAATAAAGAAGAAAAAGAACTTACAAAATCACAAGGATTAACAGATGGGCAAAAACTTCTCAAATTTGTTATATTGGGTATGGCTATGCATTCTGGTATCGTGGCATTCGCCCCTTAGAGCGGAATGTCCTGTTACGTCAACAGGATTATGTACGCCAGGAGTTGAAGAAACCATTGTTATAGATGAAGTAGAAACCATTGAATACGAAGCTGATGGATATACAGTCACAACCGAAACTACCACTACCACGACAACAGTAACTACAACAAATCCAGATTCAGGAGATATTCTTGATGGAGATGCTGGTTATGTTTCATCATCAAAATATGAAGGTGATATGGATTTGGACTGGGGAGGCCAAGGTCCTGCAAGTATGCCGTCTGGAAATTCTTGTTATAATTTAGGCACGGATAAATGTGCTCAGATAACTGGATCAGGTAATTCAACTTCTACACAAGGTGTGCCAGGAATGGGTACAACATTTATACAAACTGTAGATATATCAGACCTAGATATAGAAAATGGTGGAAGAACTAATTATTCAATAAAAGTAGATAAACGCGATTCTCAAGATAGAATCTATATGCATATCACAGGTAAGAATGGAAACACATCAGTATTTAGTGGCACAGATATATTATCAGAGTCTGGTGTGGCAAGTGGCTATCAAACTTATGAAAATGGTTTTGATTTTGCAGGAACAATTACAAAATTAATTATTGAAGTAGGTGGACGTGATATTAACTTGGCAATTGGCCCGCTTTTTGACGATGTACAAATAAACGTATTATACAACGTAGTTTCTACCATAGTTACAGAACATATACTTAGTGTTGAAATGTGGGTAGCTTATGGGGGAAGTACAGAAACAGAAGTTATTGATATTGTAGAAAATATATTTGAACATAATGATGTCATAGTTGATGGACCAGGAGATGATATGTATTTTGAGCCTGAGTTTGATGAGCCTGACATGGATATGTCTTACGAAACTGTTGAGATAGAAATGGAAATGGATTTTGATTTTGAAATGGAATTTGAAATGGAAATGCCTGATTTAGAAATGCCAGAAATGGAAATGGAAATGACTAACTTAGAAATGGAAATGGAAATGGAAATGGAATTACCAGAACCAGAAATGGAAATGGCAGAAATGGAATTACCAGAACCAGAAATGGAGGAAGTAGAAATGGAGACTACAGTGGAGTCAGAACCTGAACCAGAACCAGAAATGGAAATGGAAACAGAGGAGGTACAAGATGAACCTATTGAAGAAGATATGGAAGAACCTCAAGAAGATGTTACAGAAGAGGCAGAAAACGAAGAAAGCGTATCAGAGGCTGAAGCAGATGAAGATCAACCAGAAGATATGGAAGAAACAGAGGATAAGGGTGAAGCCGAAGAAAAACCTGTAAAAAAACAAGAACAAAAAGAAAAAGCGGCTAAAAAGATAGTTAAAAAGATGGGGGATAAAGGTAGATATGATTCAACAAATCAGTTAAAAACGTTAATAGTGATGCAAGTATTAGGAGATACAAAAACCTTTTTTGAATCACAAAAAGAATTAAACGATAGAGAAGGATTTTTTACGGAATTTATGCTACCTGACACCCAAATAACTAATAATAATTTAGCTCAATATTATTTATTTGCTGGTAGTGATGGGTTAATAAATGAAATGATAGATAGTCAATGGCAACAGAAGTAGAAGTAGGTGGAATAAAATTTAGAGGTGGTAAGATATTTGTTATCTTAACTGCACTAACCACAGCAGGTGGTGCTTTATGGGGTGGTTTTGAATTTTATAAAGATTATCTTAATATGAAAGAACAAATACAAGAATATGTTGCACCTGATTTATCAGGGTTTGACAAGGAAATTGCTCTTACAAAAAAAGAAATGGAAAGTAAGACTGACTTAATACAGACAGAAGTAAACATGATTGTACAAGAAATGGAAATGATTATGTCAGAAATTAGACTTGTTTCTGATGTAGCTAATGAGTTAAAAAATGATTTACGTCAAGACGTAAGAAGAGTAGAGAAAATTGTTAATGATGTAGAACAACAAGTAAAAGAAGATTCTAGAGATAATGCAAAAGATTTAAAAGTTACAATTGATACTTTAGAAGATGACATGAAAAAATTAGAAGAAAAAATAAAACTAGCACAAAAAGAGTTAGAAGAAAAAATAGACAAAAGGATTAAAAG